AGCAGAAAGTGGTGCTGGTGTTGTAGGCATTCCTGTATTAAGAGTTCCCCCAAGATCATATTGCCTAGGTTCTTCTTTATTTGTGTTTTCAATTTGAGCAATAATATCTCCGTAATAACCATTATAGCCTAAATTCTTAAGCTTTTTAATTATTTCTAATTTTTCAGAAGGTCTAAGCATTTTTGGTATTATTTTGACTTAATGCTTTTTCTTTTAACCTAAGATCTTTTTCCTTTATCTCCTTATCATTTTGCATTTTTTGCTGTTTAAGGTTATAATCATTATCGATCTTTTGTTGCATCTGCATTAACTTTTGCAATTCAATATCATCAGGAATTCTATTGTTATTCTGATCTCTATCAAATTCCTTATCTGCAGAATTAATATAAGCTACTTCCAGTTTGGTATTATTATCCATCATCTTCAGCTCTTTCTCATGGATCTGTCTGTCCTCTCTGTCAGCAGTTGCAATTTCAAGTGCTCTCTCTTGAGCTTGTTGTTGCATCTGTTGCATCTGTTGTTCATGCTGCTGCTGTTGTTGAACTTGCTGTTGTTGTTGCTCAAGTTGTTCTTGTTCACCTTGTTCGATCTTTCTTCGAATAGATGTTATAGAATCACTGTAATAGATATCCATCAGCTGACTCCACTTCAATTTATCATTCTGTATACCAGCGTGTGCAAGTTGTTTCAATGATTGTTCAAGTGCTGCATCATTAGTGCTATTCGACATAAACAATCCATATTCAGATTCATTGAACTGCTTACCATCAACTTCAAACATTACAGTTGTCAGATCATCTGTAACATACTGCAACTTCTTATTTTTATTCCGCCATGCAAACTTTGCAGTTTCAAGCAACGTAGCCATTGCTCTAAGTTTTGTATTATCGTGTGCAGAGAACCATTTTTCAGTAATATGACTTGACTGTACTACAGCTCTTTCTACATTACCTACCAATTCACTTGAACTTACCTGACCTTGTCGTTGCTTTGTAACACCTGCTATTTCACCTAGCTGATTTTCCAAATAACTCAACATTCCAATGTGTTGTTGAATATAGCTTCCTAGCTCCAGGTCAAGAACTTGATGACCAGAAGCACCAGTCATATTTCCTCTCAGTTTTCCTGTTGCAGCACCTTTATTACCAACTTTAAAGTAATCTACAGGAGCCCATCCTAATACTTCAGCATAGTACAACCACTTCTCTACTTCCCATTCATCAGGTACAAGTGATAGATCCAATTGTGCTATTTTACCTTTAGACTTAGCAAATGCAAGTTCAGTTCTATACATAAACACATTGTACAAATACTGATAAGGCTTCATTCGATCCATTAGTGATTTTACACTAGAATCATTAGTAGCATATAGCGTTCCTACATATCCAGGTGCACAATAACTAGGATTAGTCATCTTTCTGAACTGAATAGGTCGAGGTTGCATCTTCACATAAATATCTTCACCGATCTTAGTTCCTTCCCACCATTCGTTCACCCATATCCATTCTATTTCTTCTCCTTTATCTACGTTAGGTTTGTACTTCTCATCTACTATCTCCTCTTGTGCATCTCCATCCGCATCATAATATTTTAACTTCCCAACTTTCCTTCTGGATTTCCAAACAGTTCGTACAACCTTAATGTTCCCTTCTTCGTCATAGCTTCCACCAAAGTATCTTGTAGCACTATCGTTTACTTCGATCAATCCACCATTTCCATTCTGTCGTACAAAGTCCCCAATATCAAATACAGGATTGTATCCTTTATGTGCAAGTACACTATTAGCTGCAGTGTTCAATTCACTTCCAGCTTCAATATCATCTATCTGTTTATCCGTAAGATACTCGTAGTAAAAATCTATAACCTTACCTACGGGCTCATATGAATACTCAACAATAATATCCGAATCTTCAATGTGATGACTATCACCTGACCTTATCGTAAATAAGTTCAATGGATTTACTCTCCTTAAAATAGGTTCTCCAGATACAATGTCTGCACAATAGATCTCTTCTCCTGCTATTAACGCATCAGTAAAACCTTGATTGAATTTCAATTTCAAATCTTGCTCATTGTACAGATACGTAAGTATTCTTGTAGCATTCAGCTCTCTAAGGTCCTGATATTCGTAATTCAAATACTTGTTTAATCTTCTAAGCTCGTTCTGCAGATCTTGCTCATTCATTGCATCACCCTGTATCTGCTGCATAAGAAGATTCATTATTCTTTCCTTCTTATAATTCTCTTTTTCAGAGATTGCACTATCGTTCACAGACCTTACTCTCCATTCAAATTTCCTTTTGAACTCTTCGCCAATAAGTAGATCAATTTTAGGATTTGCAATAGGATAGTTCTGCATCTTAGCAGGGAATGTAGCATTCTGCAGGTTCAACGGATTACATACTGACTGCATATCTCTTTGGTCAAGTATGTCATTGTACAGATCGTAGTTTATCTTTTTGTTGTATTGAGACTGCCTTATTCGATTATCTTTGAACACTGTAAAGTTTTCTGCAGCGTCCATGCAGTCCTTCATCCACTTCTCATTTTTTTGTGAAGTTGCCTTTTTCTGGCTTGGAAAGAAAGTCACATTGGCGGATCCTTTCATAATTTTTTTATTTACACAATATTAGTCAAAAATTGAAATTTTTATCTTCCAAATATATTTCTGCTATAGCCATAATTCTTCTTAAAAGGACGGTCCCAAAAAGAATCTGTTGCTATACTTTTAATCTTCTTTTCTGTTTCAACTACGTGCTGTACTCTTTCTTGTTTCAAAATAAGTACCATTCCTAATGCTGAAACTCGGTCAAAGTTACCATCTTTATTCCAATAAATAAGCTCCTTTATAAGAGGCATGCATCTAATTTTCTGCAGGTTCATAAAATCCTCATCATCTGGCGTAGGCGTTATTAACCATTGCTTGATCAATTCTCTTGCCCACTTATTTATCGCAACTGTTGCAGGAGTACCTTTTTTCCTACTCATCATAGTTGAGCTCATCATTTCTCTGTCTACCAATACTTCAGGTGTATCAGCCAACAGATGCAACGAGTTCATCTTCTTAAAATAATTGAACATCCCCCTTAGTGCATTCTCATAGTTACAATCTGCATTAAAGAACATCAACAATCTTCTCACATTCTCGTAATACTCATCTGCCGTGGCTGGTCTTCCTGTATATTCCGCTACAATTCTTTCAGTCAATACATTCATCACAAATGTACTTCCCAACGACGTAGTTTGTGACTCATCATGATCGTAGGGGTCAGTTCCAGCAATGTACATTCCATTTGGAATCTTGTTCTCATTGTTCCTATATGGCATTTCATAAATAACAACACATCCTTCCAAATTCTTATTGTCACGTATAGGAAAATTCATAATTGGTCTTGCGTTGGAATCTATCTTCCATTCTACATCTCCTGTTTCACCATCTATTCCTAATCCTCCTATCCAGGCACTATCAATATACTTCTTCCTATGTATCTCAAGATCACCCAACTGATTCTTCAAATCATTAACAGGGAATATAGTTCCCTGCCATCTCATTACTGCTTCTTGTGGATTAAAAGGTTTCTCCGCCAAATACTGATCGTATGCTGTAGCATTACTTGAATTCTCTTTTACCTTCTTCCTTTCTTTCTCTTCCCATGCAATTGCTTTCTCACTATCTGAGTTTCCAAAATTATCATAGCAAAACTCATAGTTCATATTTACAGGCATAAAGAAACCACAGTCCGTATTCTCTCTACCCTTATCCCATATGTTTCCACAAGATACAGGATGAACATTATACGCTTTAGGGTAATAAAACAATTCTTCCAGTGCTTCAAAATTTGCATCTTCCGTACCACCTGTACCAAATGCTATCATCAAACCAAATGTAACTTTACCTTGCTCCATTGAAGGTCTTGCTACTTGCCACGCCTTTAGTAGACCAGGGAATTTACCTGCTTCTTCCCATAGAATAAGTTTCCCCCTTTTCCCCCTAGCCTTATCAGGATTATCCTTTAGTGACACTCCAATAATCTCACTCTTATATCCAGCTTCGATCTTTACACCATTCCCGTCATTCTTCTCATAGCTCGCTCTCTTATGCTTTTCACTATTCTTAAATTGTCTTCTCTTAGCCCAAGGTGTGTTTTCATCCAGAAAATCCATGATGTCCCAAGCCTTATTCAACAGTCCATCGGATAATAAATATTCCCATTCGCCTGCCATTGCATAAGACTTGGAACCAGGAATTAAAAAATAATTCCTTGTTAACATAGATCCGCCTTTAAATGAGTAGCCACGTCCCCTGCTTTTCAATACAGATGCGTGACTTCCTGCTCTCTCCGCCTCATCTAAATAGTGATAGTAATAATAATCTCCATCCCAAAACTTTGGAAAACTTTTAAATCTTTTTCCCTCAACTCTTCCTTCTTCACTTCCTTCAGCTAATGCTTCCACAATAAAAATAGGCGAGTAGTTCAGATAGAAGTAAAAATATCCAGGTATCCAATCATACCCAATAGAGTATCCTTCAGTACATCTTCGCATCTCTTCTTTCCAGAATTTCATAAACTGGCTGTTAGGATGGCTATTTGGTATCGCATTCGTATACTTACCAAATTCTTGAAAATGTAATGCTGACTCACGAAAGGTATCTATTCTGCTGCTGAAAACCTTTTCATCATCAAACATCTTAACTTTACTCCTATCCGTACTACTCATAGTTCATCTTCAAAAAATCCTTTTTGTCCACCACCTTTGATCGAGCTGGTATCCATTTGTTCTTTCTTCACCTCATCTTCTAATTCCTTCAACCCTTTAATTACTCCTCCAATTGCCTTAAGGTTACTTGTCAGATCATTCGCTCTATAAATAGGCTTATCATTTTTATCCAATGCAGCCAAATCTACTTCCCTAAAATACCCCCTCAATTTATTCACTGCTACCTTTGCATCCTGTAGTAGCAACATACTCGTTGTCATAGTCAGTTCTGCATACCGATCTATCGCCAATCTTATATCAGTACCTTTTACCCATTCCAACTTCATTCCCAAATCACTAACTATTCTCTCCTGCCGTTCTTCTTCAATATACTTTGCATATGGAGATTCCCAATCACTAAAATAATACACATAGCTCAACTGTATCTTAGCCTTCTCCTTACCCTTACTCTTATCCTTCTTCCACAATTCCTTAAACTCCTTTACCATCAATGCTTCTGGAGTAACCTTAATATCATCACCTACTATCTCAAATATCTTCATTCCTTTTTCTCATTTCATTCAACTTCTTCAATCTTCCTTGCTTCACTGCAAATATTCCAAAGTGCATAAACCTCACATTCTTAAAACTATCCGTATCATCCTTATCCGCATCCTTCATCACTTTCTTTAACAATCCAAAGTAAGCGTATACTGCTTTTGTAACTTCTTCTTCACTTAAGTTATTCTCTGTGGCTATTTTCTTTATCAGATCTTTAACCTTCTTTTGAATAATCATAAATAGTCAGTTTTACTCTATGAAAGTTTTTACCAATCGATATCTCATAATCACATCTGGTATCTGGATATCTCTCCTGCCACTCCTTTATAATCTCCCTATACTCCATATACCTGTCCATGACATTCTGTATATTACTATCTTCATATACCCGTACTATCTTTCTAGGAATTCTTTTTTCCATTTTCAAAACCAAATCTAAATGTCAACTTATGTTCCTTATCATTATGATAAATCTGAAACCCTTTAGTCAACTTGTTATCCTTTATAATCTCTTTGTTCCTTAGTTCTGAAAAATTGTTATTCAGTACATCCAAGCTAATATCCAATTCCTTTGCTATCTTCACTTTAGTATCATAATCAAATACTATCTTAAATCTAATATCCTCCTTTAGATCCTTGTACTCATTATTATAATACATCAATCTCGCCAATACATCCAGCTCTCTCTTTCTAAGCTTTATTATCGGATTAATTAACTCTACATAATACCTATAAAAATTATCCTTCTTTACTTCAATAGGAATGACCATTGCCTCATCTTTTTATCAAAGATAATACATTTTATTAGACCATCAAATACATTTGTATAGCCCATACCTTATGTGGATTATGAAAAAAAAATTTGAAAAAAAATTTTTCAAAAAATTATTGAGGGTGTGGGCCATCTAAATCAAAGACCCTGGCTGTGTTGCGGTGGACTAAGGTCCCCCGCTATAAAATTCATTATTAATTCAAAACTTCGTTTTATCATGAAAAATTCATTTTATACCCGCAAAGTTGAGATATTAGATATCTCCACTTGCAAGAATCCTGATTACAATATTGTAACCATTGATCCTGTCAAGGATGCTGATGGCGACCTTGATTTCAGCACAACCCGTCAACCTATCCTTTGCTCCTTCGTCGAAAAGTATAAGTTGAAGGTTGGTATGAAAATCACACTAAGCTTCCGCTCCGCAGAAGAGTAGTATGATTCTCATACTAAAAACAAGCCCACATTCGTGGGCTTTTGTTTTTACCTCGTTTCTAATTCTTGAAACGTTAACCACACTCAGAGTAGAACTATATGGGATGTTCCTTCCACAACAGTGGCAAATACCCTTAAAAGAAGTACGCATTGAGATATGCATAGTTCTACTAATTGCATACACATATACCAAGAAATAGGTGATAGCATTTCCTTGTATATAGTGTCATATTTATCATTCATAATACCCAAGACTGTGAAAGATACTTATATAATACTAAACGGTGTTCTAACTACGTTAGCAGACACTGTTAACCCTAATGGATAATAGATCATTAGGTACAAGTGGTGAACAATAGTAGCCACTTGTTATTTTAAAGCATTAAAGATAAGAGAGGTTGAGGGTGCAGGACAGACCTGTTGTAACTACCTGAGTTTAAGCTAACTCTAAACCCTCATATAAAAGGAAAGTCAAGGTATAATCGCGTTAACCTTGGTGATAGGACAGTGTAACAGCTGATGTTGGTTCGAATCCAACCCTTTTTAGTGTGTGAGTGCGTGGCATAATCCATCCACTCACACATTTAACTATTTTTCTAATTCACTATTTACTATCTTATTGATATTATATAGCCTTAACTTATTAACCCAATGATTTACTTAGAAATAATTTGTATTCTATTTGGACTCAATATAAAGTTCAGTAGAAAGTGGAAATAACATTGAAAAAATGGGGAATTGTTAACCGTTTGTAGTTGCAAATATAAACGGAGAGGTAGGGTTTCTAGACCTATCTCTTTCTTCCCCGCATATTTGCATAATCCACCACATCAACCCCTGCAAAGGTAACCATTATTTAAATTAGAAGTGTCACAGTAGTGTCACAGAAGTGTCATAAACCCTTAAATCTACACAATGTCAGATAATAAACTGTATTGGATTGACCGTAACGGTCAAGAAGTAGACATTGATACAATGTCTATCGAGTACCTTAGAAATGTACTCAAAATGATTGTAAGAAATGTTCAAGCAAACAATGAAAACAAAGGCAAAGAAATAGGTAATATTGAAGCCAATTTTGCAGAAGAACAAATTAGAGAATGGGAAGAAGAGTGGAGAGAAGATTTCTACGATCAGAATATGAACCCTCCTTTTTAATAGAGGGTACTAAGGTGAGAATCCTTGGAACGTTTGATATATACCGTGGCTTATATCTCAGCTTGACTGAGTATTAGTGTCTAAAGAATATATCCGTGAGCCTTCATCACGTTAAGATAAACCAGCAATGGGATAAAATGATAAGTCATATTAGGAGACTTATTGTGATGTAGTTTACTGCATTCTATAGAAAGGTATTACAACATCTATGTTGTGGTGTATCAAATCCTCTTGAGGTGGTACAGTAACATAGAGAATCTGACAGGCAGGTTCTTGAGATAGAAATATCAATAAGCGTTGTAGTAGGTAATGGTAGTATAGTGTTGTCGCACTTGAAGCTGTTATTAGATGATTAAACAGAGTGCTAAGAGAAATCTTGTGTTCACGTTTAGTTGTTAGTGAGTAGCCGTGACAAGCAAAAGCAGGTAGGAGTAGTATCTAAACTTCCCAAAAGGAAGCACGATACATAAAACTCTAAGTGCCTTCTACTAATCACCTGAAACCTTTTTACGCCATTAGATTGGCAACTTAGACTAAATAAATAAGAAAAAAGCAAAATAACTTGGAGACTGTTGTGATACCACTAAAGGTAACAATAGACTTATTCCTCTGTAATATGGGGACATGTGCGGACCGCAAGTTCAATCGTGAAGGAATAAAGTAGTATCTAGCTAACAGACGGCAGTCTGTGTATCTCGCAAGGAGGTTGGTATGAAATTGAACTTATGACCACAACAGTAGTGATGGCGAGCATCTTAACTCGTGTCTATGCGTACTACAATCAGAAATGGTTGTGTGAGTTGTTAAGGGAAACCTTTATCAATGTGCGTACAAGCAGTCAAACTCTCAGCTGTTTTTATTTAAGATTGTACAGGTCTAAACCGCCATAACATTGTAGGTAGGTGGGAATGAGCAACGGCAATAGGTGGGCTACAGGTTCCTATGACTGCTATTTATTGTGACTCATTGCATATAAATAATAGGTAAGTGCAATCTTTCTAATAAACACATTATGAAAACTATACAAGTAACCCAGAAAGAAATTCAGGACGCTATGAAACATAGAGTCTATAGAAACAAGAAGAAATACTACAGAAAGAAGAAACATAAACTTAAACACTAATCCCGAAGAGGCTGGAGAAGATCCAGAGAGGGTAAGAAATAAGAGTTTAAAAAATGAACCTAAAAACACTTAAATGCATATTTAGTTGATCTTGAAAATGTGTTTAAGTCACAAATGTGGCAGATTCAATAGCTTAAGATATTGATTGGGGAAAAATTGCGTGAGATGCGAAAATCAGACCGTACCTAGAACTGCTCTCTTATTTTCTTTACAAAACATAAGCATAAAGCTATATAGTAATAACAAAAACCAGTAATATGAACCCAAGAATAAAATACTTCAATGAGGTTAGTTCTAAACCTATGTCAGAATCGGCAAGAAAAGAACTTGTAAAAGAAAATAAACAAGCATTAAAATATGTAAGTGTACTTTTTACGATCATCGTCTTAAGTGCAATCTTACTAAGCCATTAATAACGACATTCAACAAGCGAAGGTTGGATTTTATAGTGAATAGATGGCAAGAGAAATAGCTTAATCGGAAAAGCGATTTACTTTATGTTTTCCACATCAGCAACAGTAAATAATTGGGAGTTCGAATCTCCCTTTCTCTTCTACTCCAACCATAATTCATACACTATCAGCCAGCAAGTAATACGTACATAGGGTAGCGATAGATGAAAGTAATTATGTAGCGAGTTATAATCAAATAATAAACAAGTAATAATCACAAAAAACAAACACCATGAGTGAAAATTCAGGAATCAAGACGGTATTTGGAAAAATCACTGTCGACAGCGTGAAAGCAGACGCTTACAAAGATGCTTTAGACTCAGCACAACTGCGTCAAGAGGTAACAAGAATCTACCCATCTGTACAAACTAGCAATAGTATGTCAGATGATTTATTTTCAACTGCAGACTTCGGTCTTGAAGATGGAAGTGAATACAAAGAGATTCGAGTTACTTGGATTTCAGTTCCTAAAGGAACAAGTGCAGAAACTGTTCAGGCAATGCTGGATAAGTGCCCAGATGCTAAGATCTACAAGATCTTGTCAAATGAGCCTATCCTAACATCTGGTCAGGAGTATGCAATCGAAGCAGGTTTAACCTCTTTGGATGTATTTGAGAATGCTCAAATGGTTCGAGATGCTGCTGGTAATCCAATTCCAGACGGAAACGGTGCAATTCAGTTCTCTGCTAAATTCTTTAGCAAAGACGGTTCTAAGCACGATGAAGACCGAAGAACTCCTGTAGCTGAAAAGCTTGAGGACAAAGCTGGTCTTGTTGGCGGTGATTTAGCGAGCTAATCACCAATTTCTTGGTTGAAAGGTTGAGAGTGCGTAAGTGCTCTCACCTTTCTTTTTTTAATCATTAACCCAAATAAAGATGAAAAAGTCAATACTAATATTTGTCTATCTATTAATTACAGGTAGTGCATTTGCACAATCAAGCCATAATCAGCTTACATCGGAAGATGTTGTTTGGATAGTGGATACAATATGGGAGTTAGAGTATGACATTGAAGAAGAAGACCACGTTGCAAAATACGTGTCAGATGTCTATGCTAAACTTACATTTTCAGTAATGCCTGAAGATAGAACAAAAGCATTATTAAAAATAAACATAGGTAACTATGAAAAATTAGATATCTATAGTCATTATCGAAGTGGAAAGCCACTTCCAGAAGAATTCAAAAGTGAAGAATATTATGAGATTGTACTTGTAGAGCTTGAATTGTACGAAAATGAAGTTATCTATTGGAGTGAAAACAAAAATGATAAGTTTATAGTATACATGAATGATGAAGGATATATGAGTGATGCTTGGCATTTCTCAGAATTTGATGAAGAGTTAGATGTATACACAGTTTCTCGGTATTTTTCAGTACCTTTTTAATTAACCTTAAAACAATTAGAAATTATGTCTAAAGAATGTAATTGCTACATGTCGGAAATGGGTCTAAATTGTGAAAGAATAGCAGATATAGTTGCTATGGTATTAAATGCTGAATCAGATATGATTGGTGCTTCTTGGTATATCCACGAACTTATAAATGAAGGTACAATAACAGCCCTTGAAGGGATTGCAGTATCTACACAAATAGGTGTTAAGGTAGCCGAAGAGCACGTTACAGTAGAAATGCCCACATTTTCTGACAACTAAAATACTTATTCATTAACCCAATAGAAATCATGAGAAATTTAGAAACAGTTGGTGTCCAAGGACATCGCAAAAATTATCCCAAACCATATTACAACAGAGATGAGGAAGTTTATACCAAAACAATTACGAGAATATCTAAAGGTTTTGTTGCTATAAATGCTTTCTCAACTCTGCTTCTGGTTACTGCAATATACTTTAAGGAGTATCCTGGTGCAGTTGTAGTATGTTGTGTACTTGCGTTTGTATTTACTTGGTGTTCTTTTATGTTACCTGAACACGAGAAGTATACGACAACAGAGTACACAACAACTCGAAAGAAAGAGAGAATGAAATCAAATAGACGTGATCTAATTAGTAGATTGACATTTGTTTCAGTATTGATTGCATTTATTTATGGCAATCTGTATGTAATGGCAGATCAACCTGATACGTTTAACTACGATAAAATATACAGTGGCTTTATAACTACAATTTTCATAGCTACTGTATGTGGTGCACTAATCACTGCAATCAAGTTAATCATAGGTGCATCTATATTCAAGAAAAGATGAATAATTACAATTTATCCTCGGACTACGACCTATACATAGATGCTACAGGTACACTATGTATGCGTTGGAATAAATACATAACAAAAGAAGTAACAGGTGTAAGCGAAGTATGCTTACATCTGTTGTTTTTAATCAAATAATATAACCGTAAAATGGAAGCACTAAGTAAATTAAAAAAAGGTGAAGGATTAACTAAGTTATTAACCGAAGAAGAAATCCAGGAACATAAGGATATGCGTAAGGAATTTCCTAATTATCCAAGACTACCCAAGTTTATATTGATACGTAAAGTTAAAGGAGTTAAGAAAAACCATTCACATGCTCTTAAGATCTCTTGCACTCAAGGTTTTCTTGGTAGAGTATACAATTGGAAAAAGAAAGAGTTTCCTCATTTAATAACTAAAAAGATCAAAAACACATTAAATAAAACGTTATGAACAGATACGAAAAAGTAATATCGACAAGTTCTAAAAAGAACACCAAACAAATTGTTGTAATCACAGAATATCCTGATCGTAAGAACAGGAAAGGTGAACCATACAAAACATCTCAAACGTTACACGTTAAAGGATAACGGTATGAATGTAGTAGAATTTACTGAAGAATCATTTAAACGATTCAAAAAAGCATATGAAGATGCATCATCAGAAGGTAAAGAGCAATTTACTTTTGAAGGTAATGATGTTCTTGTATGGTATGCTAAGTACGTAATTAAATATGTTGAATCAAATCATTAAATGTAAACGTGCCATTTAGTCAATGGCTAGTCCAGTCCATAGGATGATGAGAAATGGTGTGACCACCATATGGAAATATTCCGACAGTAGTTAAATCGACACAAGTGTAATGAGGATAGGTGGGAGTTGTTGATACTCTGTCGCCAGATGGAGAGTTAGACGTCCTTGAGATACCACCCACTTGATGTCGGAATTAAATTATTAACCCAAAACTAGAAATTATGAAAGTATTATTATTTGGCAAAGAGCATGATTCTAACAAAGAGATAGAATTATTTCACACAGACGTTGAAGGTTGTGAGCATGGGTTCATAGCCAAAGTTGTTAATAAAGAACGTCTGAACAATGATGGTAAAGTCATTGTCAAAGATGGTCAGATAACTATGTGTTACAACATAACAGAGTTTCACTATCTATATAATCCAAATTGTTGGGCTCTTGAATCTGACATTCACTTGACAGGTTGGGCACCTTGGGATATAGATGAGAGATTCCACAGTGTTGAAATTACAAAGGCTGATAAACTCTACCCAGGTTACTATGAGTAAGAATATGAATTAATACATTAACCCAAAACTAGAAGTTATGAAAATCACAAGTATTAATATCCCCACTTATAAAGTGGAAGGATACAAAAAAGTAATCAATCACTTTGAATTGATTAAGCTCCAGACTGACATAGCTAATAAGAGAAAAAAAGGAAATGTAAATGTTAAGTGTATTACTACAGGTAATACATTTAAAATCCTGAAATCAGGCAGTATAGATTTTAGAACTAAAGCTTATGATTTAATGATCTTATTAGCTAAAGAACTAAAAGATGCAATAGGAAATACTTTATCAAAAGAAGAAATAGAAACTCTATTGCATGAAGGTAAACTTTATGCTGTTAAAATGCATAAGCAAAGAACTGGCAAATCACTTTATGAAGCTAAAAAAACTGTAGATGAGTTTGCAAAGAGTAAGCTGAATCATTAACCCAAAACTAAATATTATGGATGTAATACAATTAAGTAATGGAAAAAACGTAGCTAATTTTAGCTCACCTCATCCATTTACATTTGAGGACGGTACTGTGCTTCCTGCTAAAAGCAATGAAGAAGCACAGAGATTAAAGGTTGATTTTATTGAGCACAGAGATTCTGATGGAGTAGAAGGATATAGTGTGGATATGCAATTAACCTTTGAGTTGAGTGATGCTGTGATGGAAGAGGTAGAGAAGTGGGAGAGAATATGGGAAGATGGGCACGTAGATGTAGTGTTCTGTGCACTACCAATGATTAAAGCATTACGTGCAATTGGATATAATGTGAAAGGATCACCATTCAGATGCATAAGAATGATGGATAGAGTTAAGAAGACTTTGTCCATAGTCTATCAGACATATTAAAA